TAGTTACGGGTGTTGCATCGGAACAAGCCGTATGGCATTACCACATTTCGGAATTTTTCCGTATGAATCCAAAGGGTATTTTGTACGTTGGATTTTACGCAGTACCCGGCACTTACACCTTTGCCGAAATCACCTTAATGCAAAACTTTGCACAAGGTGCTATCCGCCAAATTGCCGTGTACAAAAAGGCTACTTATGCCGATGGCGATATTGCGTTAATTGATGCCGTATGTAAAGCAAACGATGGTCTTAAAAAGCCAATTTCGGCTTTATATGCCGCTGATTTGTCGGCTACTGCTGATATCACTACGCTTGGCACATTGGCTACTAAAACCAATAACAAGGTATCGGTAGTTATTTCGCAAGATGGCGGTGCGTTGGGCAATTACTTGTTCGTTACAAACGGCAAATCAATCACCAACGTAGGTACTTTGCTCGGATCGGTTTCAAAAGCCAACGTGAGCGAGTCAATCGCATGGGTTAACCAATTCAACGTAAGCAACGGAAGCGAGAACGAAGTAGGTGCATTTGCAAATGGTCAAATGTATAGTTCGTTTGCATCGCTTGAATCTACCTTAGAAGCCTTGAACACAAAACGCTACATCTTTGTACGCAAGTTCACGGGCATTTCGGGTACATATTTCAACGATAGCCACACGGCAATTGCTGAAAATAGCGACTACGCATACATCGAAAACAACCGTGTAATCGACAAGGCAATTCGTGTGCTTTATGCCTCTTATTTGCCGTACATCAATTCGCCTTTAAACCTTAACGCCGATGGCACATTAACCGATGTTACCGTTGGTTTGCTTGAAGGTGTTGGCGAAACGGCTTTAGATGAAATGGTTCGCCTCGGTAATATCAACGCCTACGATGTAACCATTGACCCGTCACAAGATGTGTTAAGTACATCGGAATTGGTTGTTGCCGTATCGTTGTTGATGCCGGGCGTTGCACGACAAATCACAATCCCTATTTCATTCACTCAATCAATCGCATAATATATGGCAGTACCTTTAATTAATGGAATAGCACATAGTTGGTCAACTGTAAACGTAGTTATCTTTGGTAATCAATTGCGTGGCATCACGGCAGTTGAATACAACAAGAAACAAAACATCGTTGACAATTTCGGTGCAGGTCAATACCCCGTTAGCCGTGGTTATGGCAATGTTGAATGCGATGGTGCAATTGAAATGTATGCTGACGAACTGAATAAGTTGGTCGCTATCTCGCCAAATCGTAACCCATTGGAATTGCCTTTCTTTGATATTGTGATTGTGTATGCAGGTATCGGCATTGCCCCTACCCGTGTAACGCTAAAGGCTTGTAACTTTATGGAGTTGCCCGTAGCCGTTGCACAAGGCGATACAAATATTAAGGTGAAAATTCCTTTGAAGATTGCAGATATAGTTAATTCGTAGTAACTTTGTGGGTATGGAAAACAAACAAGTTTTAACGCCCGAAGAAGTAACTGCATTTGAACTCAAAGCAACTGAAATAGCAAAAGAACGGGGTGTGCCAAAGGTACACCCTGTTGTTTTTATTCAGCCTACCACATTCAAACGCATCGTGGCGTATTTGCGACAACCGACATTTAGCGAAAAACTATTTGCGATGGATCAGGCACTAACCGCAGGTGTTTATATGTCGGCAAATAACCTCGCTGAATTGCTCTTAATTCGTGAACATAGCGATGCGTTATGTGTTGCTGATAGCACCGAAGCCGATGATGTTAAAATGGGCATTGTTGACTACTGCATGGGGTTAGTTTCACGCTATCAAAATCAGTTCGCAAAAAAGTAGAAAGGTCGCTTATTAACCCAACGGATGAGCGACACAATTATAGGCGTATGAAAGCAATGATACGATGCACGTTGGGGGTAGTACCCGAAGATGAAGATGCCTTTGCAGAAGCATGGGCAGATGTTCGGTATTATCTTTCAATCGTATCGCAAGTAAAATATGAGTAATAACGTACAATACACCCTATCCCTTAAAGACCAAATCAGCGAAACGCTTGATAAGGTTGATAAGAAAGCGAGTGGCTTAGATGACAAGTTCGGGGGATTGAAAAAAACCCTTGCCGTATTGGGCGGTACTGCCGCTATTATTGGCTTTGGCAAATCGGCTATCACGGCATTTAACGAATCCGCACAAGCATCGGCACAACTTGAAGCAGGTCTACGGTCTACGGGCAATGCGGTAGGGTTGACATCATCAGCGTTACAAGAACAAGCGAAGGCACTACAAGCAGTAACAACCTACGATGATGATGCGATAGTGGGTATGCAATCGCTATTGCTCACGTTTACGAATATTAAAGACAAGGTATTTCAAGAGGCAACACCTGCTATCCTTGACATGGCAACCCGTATGGGTGGCGATTTAAACGGGGCGGCTTTACAAGTGGGTAAGGCATTGCAAGACCCAATCAAAGGTATTACCGCATTAGGTCGTGCCGGGGTTTCATTTGATGAAAGCCAAAAAGCACAAATCAAAAACTTTGTCGAAACGAACCAACTCGCAAAAGCACAATCGTTGATACTTGGCGAGTTAAACAAGGAGTTCGCAGGTTCAGCCGAAGCCGCCGCACTATCGGGTACGGGTGCTTGGCAACAATTAAGCAACACCTATGGCGATGTTTTAGAAGACATCGGGCAGTTGATACTCACAATGGGGCAAGGCTTACTCCCCGTTATTCGTGGGGCGGTATCGGCACTTGGCACGATGGTTACATTCGTTAAAGAAAATACTACTATGTTTAAGCAATTGGGCATGGTTGTGGGCGTTGCCGCAGTTGCTTGGGGTACGTATACTGTGGTGCAGAATGCCGCCATAATTGCCACGAAAATAATGACCGCATCACAATGGCTACTTAATGCCGCCTTGACTGCCAACCCCGTTGGATTAGTAATTGCAGGTATTGCCGCTTTAACCGCAGGGTTTATAGTTGCATACAACAAATCGGCAACATTCCGAGCAGGTTTGTGGGGTTTATGGGGTGCGATTAAAGCCGTAGGCGAAAGCATTAAAATGTATTTTGGTGGCATTGGCGAAATATTGCAAGGGGTGTTCACGCTTGACCCAACAAAGATTGAAAGCGGTGTTAAAAATATGGCATCAGCCGTATTCGGGGCAGGTGAACGCATCGCACAAGGGGCATCGGAAGGTTACAAAGCAGGTATGGCAGATTTCGCAAAAGACAAACAAGCCAAAACACAAGCCGAAGGCGTTAGTGCAGGTGGTATGGTTGCCCCAACCGCAGGACTATCAACGGCAGGTGCTAACGCAACAGCAACACCAAGCAAAGCAAAATCAGTTGCCGAGGGAACGAAAGTTACTACTATCAACGTATCTATCAAAGACCTTATCGGGGAGTATAATTTGAACGTAACCAATGTTCGTGAAGGTTCGGAAAAAGTTAAACAAATGGTAGTTGACGCACTCACGGGTGCAGTAAATGACTTCCAATTAATCGTACAATAAACATATGCCCGACTATATACCACAATCAGCGTTTCAAACCATATCCGAAATTTCGGGGCGGTCAGCACTTGGCACAAAGGTGCAAAGCAACCTTATTATCCAACAAGGCGAATACACCCTATTTGATGGGCAAGTACAAACATGGTCAGCGATGCGGTTCGATGCCGTACTAATTGCCGTTAGTCAAGCAAAGAAAATAGTAAAGACCGAAATAACGGGGCGAAATGGCACGGTAAAAGAATACATCGGGATGGATGATTACGCCATTCAAATAACGGGCGTGATTACGGGGGCAAATGGAACTCACCCTGCGGATGAAATTGCACAACTTAAGAGAATACTTGATGCACCTATTTCAATCGCCATATCAAGCACTTATTTGCAGAATATGGGCATCTTTAGTATCGATGTTGAATCATACGAACTTGGTCAACAACCCGGTGGCTATTCTTACCAAAATTTCACAATCAACGCCACATCGTCTAACCCTGCTGAACTTATAATCAATGCTTAGAGTTTACGCCAATATCACGATAGGCAATATTGAACTGCCGTTTATTACCGATTATTTGGTGACATTGTCGGCAGACTCGCAAACGCAGGGCGGTACTATCACCTTCCCAAAAAACTTGTACTATCGTGATGCTACGGGCAGACGATTACCACTTGGTGGGGCGAATACCAAGATAGGCGATTTGGTTAAGCGTGGCGATCGTGTGGTAATTCGTTCGGGGTATTATGGTTTCGCACCGATTAACGTAGTTTTTGAAGGCTACGTTTCTGCGGTCGGCAGTAAAACGCCCGTTGAACTCAAGGTTGAAGACAATATGTATGTGTTGAAGCAAACGCCCGTTGCACCGGGTACGTTTACAACTCTCGAGGCACTATTAACGCACATACTCAAAGGCACATCGTTCAAATCCGAAACGATGGCAGATGTAACAACGATAGGGCAGTTCATCGTAGGCAACGAAACGGCATCGCAAGTACTGCAACGCCTTGAAAAAGACTACAAATTTACCTCATATTTTAACGGTACAACCTTGCGATGCGGTGTTATCCGTTTCCCGGCATCGGGGGCGAATCATGTGTTTAATTTTCAAAAAAACATCATCGATGATAGCCTTGAATACATGAACAAGGACGATGTGAAGTTGTCTTGCATCGCCTCAAATACTATCGAAGAAACTACAAGCGGAACAACGCAAGATGGGGCAACAAAAACGAGGCGTAAAACATTACGGGCATTAATCGAATTTACCGAAACGGGCGATAAAGTAACCGCTGATGGCACAAAATACCGCCTTACTGATGTATCAAGCGGTAGCGTACCGAGTGCCGAAGAGGGGGAGCGATACGATTATTTCTTTTTAGGGGCAACCACTATCGATGAACTCGGCAAATTAGGGGCGGTGCAACTTGAACGTGTGTACTATACGGGTTTTCGTGGTAAGTTTACTACTTTCGGCTACCCATTTGTAACGCTTGGCGATGTGGCACAATTGCAAGATAGTGTACTACCCGAACGCAATGGGCGGTATCAAATAAAAGGCGTGACATATTCGTGTTCAAGTAGCGATGGACTACGCCAAGAAATTGACATTGAAACAAAATTAGGCTAAATGAGTAACGAAAAACTACGCACGGCTATACGCAAAATCGCAGGTAACGGTTCGCAAATACTGCAATGCGAAGTGGTATCGGTGGACATACCCAACCGCACCGCACTTGTTAAGTATGAAGCCGAATACATTGTCAAATTAATGACCTCAGTAGGCGATGGTTTGCTACTTATTCCCGAAGTTGGTTCATCGGTTTCGGTACTTGATGGTCAAATTATCGGCTATAGTGACCTTGACGAAATTTGGTTAAGCGGTCAGCAGTATGGTGGCTTGGTTAAGGTGTCCGATTTGGTTGACAAACTCAACGATATTGAGAACAAACTCAACGATTTATTAGGCAAATACAACACGCATACGCACACGGCTAATAACACGCCTACTATACCTGCGTTTCAAGTAATTGGAACACTAACCCCTACAACTATTAATGACCTTGAAAACCCCGATGTAAAACATGGCTAAACGATACGACATAAACCTTGACCCCGTAGCAATAACATCTGCAAATGACTTGCCCGTGTTTGAATCGGACGAAGACCACATACAAGACACTATACAAGCCTCCAAAGGTTCGTATAAAGAAAACCCGTTAGACGGTGTGCAGATTGATATGTACCTAAACTCAAGCGGTCAAGAATCAACGATTGCCCGTGAAGTAATACTACAACTTAAAACCGATGGCTACCGTTCCGAATCGCCCGTAATTGGCTATACATCGGACGGCAATTTGTCGGTGAAGCCTAATGCGGTACTTGATATTTAGTAACTCAATTAGGCGAGTTCATAACCTATGTGAGTATTTTTGGGATTATGGCAAATATTGCAACTATTACAACCACATCAACCGCTATTGTACCTGCTATTGACATTCGTATGAGTGCAGGTAACCACAACACAATTGTAGGCACTTTTTCGGCTGAATTGCGTGGGAAAATGTTCTCAATAATTGGTGGTGGCAGTAAAATAGTATTTGACCTTACAACCGATACAATCACAATTGATGGCACTTCGTGCGATGCAACAAACGTGATGAGCGTATTTAATTCAGAGTTTGTAAAATAATGCACAATGGCAATACAAACCTTTGTTGCAGTAGATGGTAGTAGCCTTTTCGATGTATGCCTTAATACATACGGCACACTTGATTTATTAGGTAAATTAATACAAGACAATCCCGAAGCAAGTATTAGCCAATACCCAACCGCAGGTACTACATTTGTTTGGGATGATGAACTCCAAGTATCACAAGTAAACGCTATAAAAGGTGGTAGCGGTATGTTCGTAGGCTACAAATACGCCACAAAACACGGTGATGAACCGACCGCCAATTTCGCCCCACAAAACGTAATCGCACCGCAGTTATCGGGTACTATTGTAATTGGGCAGGTGCTTACTTGTTTACCCGGCGTTTGGGCAGGGTTGCCTTTGCCAACAATTACATACCAATGGCAACGCAGTAACGATGGCGGTAATACTTGGTCGGATATAATAGGCGAAACAAACACAACCTACACCTTGCAAAGTGGCGATGAAGCATACCTAATTCGGTGTAAAGAAACAGCAACTAATTCACTTGGTAGTGCATATAAAGGCAGTAACGCAATAACGCCCTATGCCGCAGGTGGTGGTGGTGGTTCAGCACCTTATAACACAACCGCACCCGTAATAAGCGGAACTACAACGCTAACAACAACAAACGGAAGTTGGTCGGGTACTGCACCTATCACATTTACATACCAATGGCTTAAAAATGGCGTTGGGATTACAGGGGCAACGGCTAATTCGTATATACCCAATTCAAGCGACATCGGGCAGAATATCCAATGCCGTGTAATTGCCACAAACGCCATCGGATCGGCTAACCAAGTATCGAATATCATTGTACCGAAATCGATACCAACCATAACAACTAACCCGATTATTAGCGGTGGTTATTTGGTTGGCGATACGCTTACCACAACGGATGGTATATGGTTGGCTTTCCCTGCACCTACCTACGCCTACAATTGGCAGTATTCAAGTAATGGCGGTACTGTATGGAACAACTATTCCCCCACGCAAACGGGCAACACATATACAATCGTTACGGCTGACCTTACACGCCTTATTCGTTGCCAAGTTACTGCAACGAATAGTGAAGGAAACAACACCGCCAATTCTAACACGGTACTTGTCGCACAAGCACCGCAAAACACGGTATTGCCTACTATTTCGGGTAACTTACAAGTAGGGCAAGTACTTACAACCTCAAACGGAACGTGGACGGGAACACCGACCATTGTTTATACCTACCAATGGAAGCGAAACGGGGCGAATATCAGCGGTGCTAACTCGCAAACCTACACCATAATAACTGCGGACATCGGAACAAACGTAACGTGCCGGGTAACTGCCACTAATATTGTTACGGGGGTTAGTGTCGAAACTGCCTCAGTTACGCCCGTAGGTCAACCCGTAGGCGTACAAGCACCTGCAATCTATGGTAGTTATACTTTGGGTTCAACGCTGACAGTTCAAGATGGTACATATAGCGGTTTTCCATCGGCTACTATTACTCGCCAATGGCAAATAAGCACCAACGGGGGTGGTACTTGGAATAACTATTCACCTGCCCAAACGGGTACTACTTATACTGTTGTTTCGGGGGATGTCGGCAATCAAATTCGTGTACTTGAAACGGCTACTAATACTGAAGGTACTACTACCCAAACAAGTAACGTGGCAACGATTACGGCAAGTGCCACACAACGCCCCGAAAACACCGTTGCACCTGCCGTAACGGGTAACGATTATGTTGGTCAAGTTTTGACCACAACCAATGGCACTTGGTTAAACACGCCAACAAGTTACACATATCAATGGTATCGTAATGGTGTTGCTATTGGTAGTGCTACATCATCAACATACACGCAAGTAACTGCCGATGCAGGGCAGTTAATAACGTGCATAGTAACGGGTACAAACGCAGGTGGAAGTGAACCTGCAACATCTAACCAAGTTTACACATTTGATGCCGATTTTAACGCAGTAAAAGCACAAGCGACAACGTTAGGCTACACCTTGCCAAATACCGCAGGGCAACGCCATTTAAACGCTATGCTATTGGAATTAAAAGCAGGTGGCTTTTGGACTATATTTGATGTGTTTTATATGTTCGCAAATAATGGTTCGACGGGCTTTAGTCAATTAAATTGGAAAACACCTGCATCGTTCCAATGTACTTTAATAAACGCCCCAACTTGGGCAAGCAACAAAGGTTATAACCTTAATGGAACTTCGCAGTATTTAGACACCAATTTCAATCCATCGGTTAACGGAGTGGAATATACGCTAAACAACGCAGGGCGATACGCATATGTAACCCGTACCACAATTAACAACAACCAACGTATAGACGGCAATAGCATAGCCTTAAACGATAATTGTATGATTATTACGCAAAGTAATACAATTCATACAATTAATTCGGGGACTAACCAACCCGCCGCCACAATTACTAATCAAAGCGGATTTCAAGGGATTGTGCGTACATCGTCAACCGCGGCATCACGTTACTTTGATTTAACTGCTTCGATAAACGTAAACTCAACCTCTTTGCCAAATGCAACACAATGGATAGGACGTAGCGGAACAAGTCCTACTGCTTATGGCACACTTCAAATCCAATTCTACGCAATGGGTTCAGCAATAGCGGTTGGGGATATTGCATCGTTTAAAGCCATTTTAGATAAATACTTAAACTCAATGCCTTAAAATGATAGTTTACACGGGTAACATATCGGATATTATGGCAATTGACCGCTTTGAAACAAACAACAACCGAATCGAAGTTTGTACGGATGGAGCAGGTGTTGACTTTATAACGCAAGAAGTAATCGAATACCCTTTGTTTGCCGAATTAAAACCAATTTTTGACAATTTAAAACCGATTGAATATACGCCTTATGCCGAGCAGTAACAACACCATAGAACAAGTTAAAGCGTGGATGACACCGGCACTCCTAACTATATTAGGTGGCGTGATGCTTGATGTTAAAAACGATGTTAAGACTTTATTAGATCGCACGGCACGTTTAGAAGTACAAGTTCAATACGAAAAGGAGTACCGCAAAGAACGCACCGCCCAAGCCGTTAATTTTAAGGGCATGGAATTGGTCTATGACCGCAACAAAAAACTACATTTTAATCACTTAAATAAATTGTTCTACTATGTCTAAATTTTTCGCCTCGCCTTTCGGCAGTTTCTTAAAAGCCTTTTTAACTGCAGTACTTACACTACTTGTCAGCAAGTACAATGAAGGTGTAATTTGTTCGGATGTTGAATGTTTGAAAGGCATTTTATTAGCATCTATTTTCGCCACTTTGCCCGTAATAATTAACTACCTTAACCCCGAATATAAAGGGTATGGTGTAAAAAATGATTAATGACAAAAACCAACACCGCACGATATTATCGTGAGCAGTACGGCATGGATATGCCAACGCTAAAACTTGCCCGTATAATGTATGGCAAAGAGCCTTTATTATTCAAAGACGTTGAAGATGCCCGAACGTATTTGAGGGCTATTGAAGGCAAGTGTAATAAAGGCGTAATTGCAACACACAAAACTGAAGCCCGACCACGCAACCCGTATAACCTACCTGCATCGGATGAAACGATTTATGAACCTTACAAAATAGAGGCTACACGCTTACTTGTTTTGTCGGATATTCATATTCCTTATCATAGCATTGAAGCAGTTACCGCCGCACTTAACTACGGCAAGAAATACAAACCCGATGCGATATTGCTAAACGGCGATACGTTGGATTTTCACGGGTTAAGCCGTTATGTGCGTGACCCGAAAAAACGCAACTTTGCAGGTGAGTTGAAAATGTTTGAAGAGTTTATGGCTATACTGCATAAAACCTTCAAATGTAAAATCATCTTTAAGGTAGGCAACCACGAAGAACGCTATGACCATTTTTTGTGGACAAAAGCAGGTGAGATAGCCGATGTTGAGGAATTTCAGTTAGAGGCAATCGTAAAGAAACGTGCAGACGTTGAATTTGTCAGCGATAAGCGGATATTAAAAGCGGGGGATTTAAACATAGTTCACGGCCACGAGTTCGGCGGTAGTATATTTTCGCCCGTTAACATCGCACGGGGTTTGTTCCTTCGTGCAAAGGTGTCGGCAATGCAAGGTCATAACCATCAGACGAGCGAACACACCGAAAGCAATATGAACGGCAAGATAACTACAACTTGGTCACTCGGGTGTTTGTCGGAGTTGCACCCGGCGTTTCTCCCCATTAACCGTTGGAATAACGGTTTTGCAACAGTTGATATTAATGGCGAAGAATTTGATGTACAAAACAAACGTATATGGCAGGGGAAAGTACTTTAGACGAACAAGAGCAACCGCTTGTGTACGAAGATGCAACCACCACGCCCGAATACATAGCGTGTGCATTTAACGCTATCAACGCAGTTAGCGACTTTGATACGGCAATAATGACCGAAAGCGACAAGCAACGCATCAAACGAATTAAACGCAAATCTATACGCATCATCGACTATTGTTTAGGCATACTTTATGATGAGTTATTTGATGACGAAACCGAAGATTAAAACCCCTATTAAATATGGCACTCCAACAATCCACAAAAGACAAAGCACAAACGGCACTTGATAACGGCAACGTGATAGCATTAGTAATGCTGATACTCCGTTTCGGTATGGAATTACTCGAATTTATCGCAGACCGCATAGCCGAGAAAAAAGCAAAAAAGCAAAACAATGACCTATAAAGTATTAGCCGAGCAACTGAATGTTCGCAAGACACCGGGTGGTTTAATCATTCGTACTCTTAAAAAAGATGATCGTGTGCGTGTCGCTGAGATTGTTGGCGAATGGATGCGTATAGATACGGGTTGGATTAGTGCCAAACATTGCGAACGTGTGGGCAGTACCCATGTACTTAGCACTTTAACGCTTAAATACGCCCGTCTTGAACTTGGCAAGGGCGAAGTACCCCGTGGCAGTAATTGGGGCAAGGATGTGCAAGGCTATTTGAATAGCGTAGGCATAAACACACCTGCCCCGTGGTGTATGGCGTTTGTGTATTGGGTAGTACAAAAGGCATCCGCTGAGTTAGGGCAACCGAACCCACTACAAAAAACGGGACACGTTATGAGCCAATGGAACGCATCAAAAAAACTGCGTGTAGTTGGCACTCCCGAACGTGGCGATATTTTTATAATGGACTTCGGCAACGGCAAAGGTCACACCGGGTTTGTTGCTGAAATTAAAGGCGATAGAATAATGACCATTGAAGGCAATTCTAACGGGCAAGGTAGCCGTGAAGGTGTCGAGGTGTGCGGTAAGCCGAACGGACGCCCTATGCGGTCAATATTAGGCTATTTACGCCTATCGTAGTATATTTGCATTACTGTTGTTTCTATCATAGTTTACCCCTGCCGTGTCTACGGTGGGGGTTTTTCTTTATATTTGCAGTAACATACTTACCCCTCTATTAATTAGGGCGAATAGGGTGAGTTTTATTGGAGTGTGGTGTCCGCACTCGCCCCCTACCCTAACAAGTAGGGGTTTTTTATGCTTGTTAACAATCATTAACAACTAAATAACAAAGATAATTGTACAAGAATAACGAAATAATGAAAACAAGGTGTACATTTGCTTTAGAAACAAAAACAAAAAACTATGAAAACTCAAAACACACAAATGGCACACATCCAACTTTCAAATGAAATTAACGCAACTATTTATGTAGTTCCTGTATCCAAAGTAACTATTTTTTTAGATGAATTAGTTGCAAAAGGTATTGACATTTCAAAATCATCTTTAATTAAAATCGCTTAATTTTTACATCTATGAAAACTGCAACAATTAACATCGGAAGTAAAATTGATATAATATCAATCAATTCAGTTAAAACATTTAACATGGCTAAATTTCCCGAAGAAATTACAAACTTCGATATGTTTACGTTGAATGGCATGGCTAAACCTGCAAAACTTGAAAAATACAAGGCTATTGCAATAAGCAAAGGGTATCAATTAGTAGAAACTAAATGGTGCAATAATGCAGGATTTGAAGGCGAAAACGCTGATGTATTAAATTTTAATATCACTTTTAAAAAATAAAACTATGAAACACACCCACACTATCCACACGAATGCATACACAGTATGTATAGATGGTAACTACATCACAACTGAAGGTATATTAAGTACCGACATTGAATTGTCTGAACACTTCACGCAAGAACGTGCCGAAGACATCAAAGACGAATGGCGTTTAAATATGCCAATTTACAATGTAGTTATTTCACCCGTAACCGAAGAAATGACCACAACCGACCTTTACGAAGCAGTAGCCGACACGCTAAATAACGCAAGTGGTTGGGATTATCAGCATTGTGGGCGTTCACGTTACGAAGATGCCACCGAAATGTGCAACAACTTAGAAAACCACGATTTCACCGCTAAAGAGGTATCTAAATTCGTTAAGGACTATTTAGCCGACATCGATACACCGCCCACGATTAAAGACATCGCCATTGCCGTTGCTGACCGGGTAGGGGCGATGATTACGCTGAACCGATATGAAGACCTTACCTTTCATGTTAATATCAAATAAGCCATGATACAAGACATTTTATACATAGTAGGTAGCCTCACGATGATGGTATTACCCTTTGTAATTCTTTACGCATTTACCGAACTCACAAAATTTCCCGATGATGAATTTTAAGACATTTGAACCGACCATTAACCGATGTAATAACGGTAAACTGCCACGCATTAGCCTATACCTTGTAAACAATCAGTTTCGCTTTAACAAGTATGCTTTGCTACATATGAAGATTACAAGCACATCACGGGCGAAATTCCATTTCGATAATGACCGCAAAACGTGGTTAATTGAAGTAACTGATAATGGTTTTAAATTCAATATGAACAACACCACAACGCCCATTGTACAAAGTAGGGCAGTTACCGAAGCCATCCGTGAAATGTTTGTAACCGACTGCAAAACGCTATACTTTGAAATCGGCACTCCGATAATGCAAACCGACAAAGGCACTTTTTATCCACTAACCATAATAAATTAAAACAACATGGCAAATCAAAAAACAAACCCGATTTTAGAAGCGTATAACGCAGGGAAACTTCTTAAAAGAAAACATTGGCCGGTATGGCATTGGATTAAAAAACATTCCGAAACACAATCAATTACAAGCCATGATACTTATCACGAAGCAAGTATTTGGTGTTTTGATACAAAGCCCGAAACATGGGAAATTTTACCCGAAGACATCGAACCCGAAACACCACCGCACCCCGATGAAATCCAACACGCCATCGACTTACTAAAAGCAAACGGCTACGAAATTTATCAAATCACAAAAACTAAACTTTAAACCCATGCCAAAAGACATCTTGTACGGCTCAGTTCTTGAAGCCTACCACCAACCCCGACCACGGACTAAAACACCGCCACCCGATCCCGATTTTTTTACATTTGCGTGGCAGGTCAAACGAAAAACGCCTAACGCAAAATGGCGAACGCTACCCGGCGAAACAAGTGCCACCTTGCACTACTCGCCCGAACTAATTGACCACGAAGTAAGAATGATTATTCACCCTAAAAAACTTTAAAAATGAGCAACTTACAAGCAATACTTATGTGTATTATTGCCTCAGTACTTTTGTTAGCAATTGGCGAAGGCATATTTTACCTGCTAAAAAAAGAAATCGACAACGAAATTGAAAACCCTTTAAACTAAAAACTATGGTATCAAAAATCCTCAGCATCATTGACAGTTGCAAGACTGCCGAACAAATCCAAACCTGCAACGCATGGTTGCAAATTATCGAAATTAGCCACGATGATAAGTTAGCGTGTATCGGTTCAATGCAGTTGAAATTAAAGCAACTTGCCGACACCGGGTGGGCAAAAATAATGGGTGAAAATCGTTTCCCCGTAGATGACGAACAACCCGAAAACAAATAAAAAAAACGGGTATCGCTACCCGTTAAAAAAATCACATAATAAACTAACAACGCAAAGATACAACGCTTAAAATAAATACGCACAATAACAAGCAATTAACGTGTTTATATCATGTGCTTAGTATCTTCGCCTAAATTATTTAAAACTATGAAAACTAACAAAATCAGCGTTACAGTTTACGAACAACGCACAATCGAAATCACCCCCGTTTACCCTGCGTACTTTGTTACAAAGGAAAAGTACACACAATCGTATTACCGCTTTACTGATGAAAGCGACTACACAATTGCAGTACCTAACATCAACTGCATCTATTTCCAAAAAAATGGCTCTGCATCAATTGGACACGCTCACGCTAACATGAAGCCTATCGATGTTGAAGAATTCGTAGAAGCAGTACACGGTATTATGGAACGCCTCGATAAACTTGTTGGCGATCTTGAAACCGAGTTTGAACAAGAAACATTGAGCGACTTTGAAAAACGCCAATTGGATGCCGAAGCACGGGAACAAGATATGTGCGACCAACAACAAGACAACTAATTTTTTAAACCCCTTAAACTATAAACTATGAGTACACAACTCGCAACCATCAGCACATCGGAAATCATGAGCATTGCCGATTCATTCGCCAAATCGGGTATGTTCCCCGACATTAAATCAGCCGCCCAAGCCGCAGTAAAAATCCAAGCAGGTAAGGAGTTCGGAATTCAACCCTTTGCCGCCATGACGGGCATTCACATCATACAAGGCAAACCCGTTATCGGTGCAGGTCTTATGGCATCACGGGTTAAAGGCACGGGGCGTTATACCTACCGGGTTAACAAGCACGATGCCACCGTATGTGAAATCGAATACTTTGAAATCAAGAAAGACAAAGAGGTAAGCATAGGCATCAGCACGTTCACCATCGAAGATGCCCGTAAAGCAGGTACAAAAAACTTGGATAAGTTCCCGAAAAATATGCTTTTTGCCCGTGCTATGTCGAATGGCGTTAAATGGTTCACGCCCGATATTTATGATGTGCCGGTATACGTTCCCGAAGAAATGGAAAATCTGCAACCTGCACAACCTACAACGGTTGATGTGCCACACGAAGAAGTTAAGCCAAAAATGAGCGAGTCAGCGTGGGAAAAAGCCGTTGAACGCATCAAAAATGGCGAAGATATTATTGCCAAAATAGTTGATCGTTACGATGTTACTATTGACGAAATCGCATTTCTTAACCAAACCAAAAACGAATACGATGCAACTAACAACAAGTAATATCGCACTATTCCAAACCACGAAATCGGAACGTGAAGCCTTTGTACAACACATTGTAGAGCAAGTTAAACAAGGGGGCGTTAACCCCCTTAACTTGCACCTGCAGTTGAAAAGTATGGAAGACATTATTGAGCAGGTTAAAGCCGATACAACGTACAAGGATGCGGTACTAACCGAAGCCGAAAAGTACGGTAAGGCGTTCGACTACCAACAAGCCAAAATCGCCATCCGTGAAGTAGGTACAAAGTACGATTACTCGCAAACGGGCGATGATATTTTGAACCAATTGGAAGCCGAAAAGAAAGCCATCGATGCCAAGATAAAGGAACGCCAAAAACTGCTACAAAACCTACCGCAAAACGGCATGGCAGATCCCGAAACGGGGGCGATGCTTTACCCGGCATCAAAAACATCAACCACATCAGTAGTTATCACACTTAAATAATTTAAACATTTTATGAAAACCACCATCATCGTTGCTCTCGCTTTGCTTTGCATCGCCATCAACACCACCGCACAAGTTTTGCAAACCAACACGGCTCGGAGTTATCTCCCAACCGCTACGACCTTCAATCAGTCTCAGATTGACTCGTTTAACAATACGGTCAAC